GATTTCTTCCGTGACCAACCCATGTTGCCCTCCTCTGGCGCTCCCGCGCCGGTTAGCGTTCCCGTATCGTTCCCTTCGTTCGCCCGCCCACCCCCTCGATGCGCAGCGTATTCGCACGGAATGGGTCAGGGCGAATCGTCACGTCCCGCTTGCCGCTTGGCTTCAGCACCTCGTACCGCCCCGGCGAAAACGGCGATTCACGGAGCACCCCGGTCAGCTTGCCGCTCGGCGAGCGGAGGTCGTCGGCGTGCGCCACGCTCGCTACGCAGGCCAGGGCCAGCAACGCCATCAGACCGCGCAATTTCGGCCTCGGCTTCGGGGGCGGCTCGGTTGCCTGCGCGTCGGCATCGGCGGGTGGTTCATAGCTCGGCGCAGTAGCCGCCACCCATAGCGCCCAGGGCCAAGCTACGCTCGTGAGCACGAACGCAATCTTCTCCGCTCGCGTTGTGATCGTTTGACTCACCGCCAGCGCAAACCCAACGAGCAGCGCCATGACGACGTAGACCGTGACGGCGATGACGAGCAGCGTGTTCACCGCCGCCCCCCATTCTGCCTCGCCCGCCGCTTGCGCTCCAGCTCCCGCTGCCGCTTCTCCCGGCGCTCGCGCTGCTTCTTTCGCCACGCCGCAAGCGGCATCGCCCCGGTCTTCTTTCGCGCCTCGCGCGTCTGCTTGCCAAGGCATGCCGAGCAGCGCCAGCGGCTTCGCGTATCGAGCGGGGCGCTACAGTCGTAGCACTTCGTTCCGGGGTTCAGCTTGCGCGCCGGGGGCGTCTGCTCCGCTTCGATTGGCTCCATCGAAGTCTACGCTAATGCAACGATCGTGAAACGTCAAGCGGGAAATCCGCACAGGGCGTCCGTGAGGAAATCACACACCGCCGCCTGTATGCCCGGTGCCTTCGACTCCCGGCTCCCCGCCACGTTCAGCGTCTCGATCTGGTGGTCCTTCAGCCAGATGCGGAATGTGTGGAGCCACCACGCACGGTCGGGCGGATCGCTCATCCATACGTGCAGCCACGGCTTCGCCATCTCGTTCGCCAGCCGCGCCGTGAGCGCACTCCCCGGCGTCATCTGCCGCCCGAGCGTGAAGATCACCGTGCCGTCCCCGAGCAGCACGTTCATCCGCGTCCGCACGTCGTAGGCCGCACTCTCCGTCTCGAATAGCTGGTCGTACTGTGCCGGAATCACCCCGTCCTCGGCCCGCCGACCCTTCGGCATCCAGCCGCCGTGCGGAATGCCGAGCGCCAGCGCCGCGTCAAGCCCGCCACGGTCAGCGCCCGCCTGAGCGCCACTCACGATCATCGACACGCCCGCGTACGCGGGCCGCTTCGCCACCGTCGTCATGCGAGGAACCAAACCGCCGTCAGCAGCGCCCCGATCATCGCACCCGCTGCGCCCGCAAGGCTCGCCGCCAGGACGGTCAGGATCTCCGGTTGATCCGCCGCTGATTCCCGCGTCAACCAGACCCCTTCCACCCTCCGCGCTATCTCGTCCATGTCGGCGGGGGGAAGGACGCCGTTCCTGGAGGAGCTGCGATACAGCAGCCGCCCGATCAGCATGTCCACCGTCACCCGCGCAATCGCCTCGCGCTCCGCGTCGCTGAGACGCACGGCAGCGACCACGCCGGGGAGCGGCTTATCGGCATCCACGGGCGCGGATACCTGCTTGGCGAGGCGTGCCGTCGTTTCGGCAAGGCCATGTGCGATCTTCTCGCGGACCCGTGCCACCGTCTTCGAGATTTCCGCAGCGGCCGCTTGCATCTCCCGCTTGGCCGCTTCGTCGGCGAGTAGCTTCGCTTCCGGCTTCGGCTTGCGTGGCATCTCAGTTCACCCCCTGGCGGGCGACGTGCGCCGGGAGCGCAGCGAGCCGTATAATCGCGGCCCGCCATAAACGACCTCCTGCCACGTTCTCGCAGCCGAAAGGCGAGTAGTCTCTTCCGCCAAGAACCGCGAGACGGCCGCCCCATCGCGCCAGTTGGTGCCCCGGAACGCCGGATACCGCCGCTGCACCTCGGCCCACACGGCATCCCGACCACCGGGCATCCCAACATGCGCCCGACAGCCGGGGTTCTGCGTGCGGAGCTTCTGCGCGACCTCGACCATACGCCGTGTCACCGGGTCGCCGTTCTGCGTCGGCTCGTGCTCGCCCGCAGGCAATTCCGGTCGTTGCCCGTACGCCTTCCAGTTCAGCAAGCCTCGCTTTCGCGTCCTACCCGCCATCGCTACCCCCTCGCAAATTTCGCTCGTCGCCAACACCCGCCGTAAGCGTATTACCGCCCGTACGGCACGCTCGCCTACCGGCGAGCGTATAGCGAGCGTAGCGGCGTACGGTACGTTAACCACCGTTACGTACATAGGTTGTATCTTCCTATGCTCGTTCGCAGTACCCGTGAGTCGCTATCTTGTCGCAGGGGAAAACCCGCTTTTCCGGGGGTGTTTTTGGCTTCGCTCATCACGCCGCTCGCTGGTATTCCGGCTCGTACCAAACCGGCTCTGGTGGTGGCGAAGTCCACCCGCGTCGCGGAGGCGCGTGGCACCGGATCTCCTCTCGTGCGTCGTCGCAGAATGGGGGTGGAGGCCAGGGCCTCTTCTTGGCTCGCCCTTCCGGGTCGGTGCGCCAGACTTCGTACTTGACTCGCCTATCCGCAGATCGCCGGCCTTGCTTCCACCGGGCCGATTCCGCCTTTTTGGGCACCTCGGCGTCGTTAGCCTGCCCTGCCGCCTTCCATCCGGCGTTGGTCTTTTCGGCCAATCCCGCCGATTCGAGCTTCCGCAGCGCCCGTTCCACCGTTCTACGGTTGATCTGAATGCGCTTCGCCAGTAGGCGCGTTGGTTCCGCGTTGGCGAGGAGTCCGTGGTAAACCCGTTCGGCAGAATGCCCGAGCCCGGTAACGTTTCGCCAGAGTCCGTTGCGGTGAGAAAGTGGAGCGATATGTGCCGTGTCGCACGCGGCGCCCCAGTCTTCACAGGAGAAGTCCCGCAATTCTTTGGAGTAGATGTTCTTTACCGGGGCTCGGTTGCGGAATAGCAGCGACAATCCTTGCAGGGCTCGGTCTTCCCTGACGGCCCCCTTCGCTTTTCCCCGGACCTGCTTGGGGGGCTTCCGAAGGCAAAACGCCGTGGCCCTTGGCTTTTCCTTGTAGTCCCTCGGGTCAAAGTAAAAACGGCCAGTGGAAATCCACCCTGCCTTACGCAGTCGGTGGACGGCGTGGAGCGCGGTGTTGTCCGAGACATCCGCATGTAACGCGAGGCTGCGTATAGAGCAAAACGGGGTGCGGCGGGATAGGCGATGCCCGAGCCGAAGCAGCTCGAAGAACACGGTGCGGTCGGTGGTTCCCGTTCTCCCGCTCCACGGGGCGCACCCTGCGATCTTCGCTAGTTCCTCGATGTACTTCCGCTCGCGCCGGGACGCTCGGATCTTCCGTCTTCCCCGCGCCGCCGCCTTTGCTTCCGATGTCTTCGACATCCCACGCCTCCTCCTCGGTTATCAGCCGCAGAACGCACGAACGCCCCGGTAGGTTTCCCCATCGGGGCGTTCGGCACGTCGCAGTGGCCTGGAAGGAGGCCGTGCTCAATGGGGTCGGTGCAGACCCCGTTCAGCTCGTTGAATAGCACTTTGATCCTCCCATTTCCACTGCCCAACGTGTTCGCACCATATCGAAACCCGAAATTTCACGCAACCCCTTTCCCGCCCGTTCCACGCGAAACTTTCCCTTTACCCCACGCCTATGCTAAAAATGCGCCAGGCTCGGTTGTGATGTGGGGCGGATAGCCGGATGGGATGGCGTCACCGACGAGGCGGAAGCCTTCGGCTCCGTCGAAGGGGACATTTCGCTTCTCTTCTGGCAGACCCATCCCACGCGGCACACGCCCGAGACGCGGCTCGCCGCCGCGATGCTCCGTTTGGCCTTGATAGACATGCTCTCCGCGCGCCTTGAGCCACGGGTGATTCACGGCATGCGCGCCGCCGAGGCCCGGAAGTGGCTGCTCGCCGACCGGGGCCTCTACTGCGGTGCCGACATCTGCGGGGTGCTCGGGGTGGACCGCCAGGCGATGCTCGCCGCCGTCCGCCGCCGGGTGCGCTCTGCGGGCTCCGCCCGCGCCGTGCGGCGCATCGTGTCGGTCTGGCGTACGGGAGGAAGGCATCTCACGATCCCGGCAGGCGACGAAGTTGACGATGCGTCGTCAACTCGGCTGGCGGCGGTGGGGCTATGACCCTCCCCAGCCTCCCCCCGACGTACGCACCGGTTGTGCCGTTCATCGAAAAATACTGCCTCCTCGACGACGGGAACCCATTCCGCTTGCGACCGTGGCAAAAAGACATCCTGACGCACGTCTTTACGCCGAACGCGGAGGGAAAGCTACCCTACCAGACGATAATTATCAGTGCAGTCAAGAAGAGTGGGAAGTCGAGTTTGGCTGCCGCTATTGCTCTATGGTTCTCGGTATGCATGGTGCCGGAGGACGGAGAAATCTACGTTGTAGCTAACGCCCAGCAGCAGGCGCGTGACCGGGTGTACTTCAAGATTCGTCGCATGTTCGAGCGGGCGAAGCTGATGCGCGAAGGGCATACGGCGGTTAACCCACTTCGTAAGCTCGCTAAAGACATTCTGCAACAAGGAATCGAACTACATACGGGCGTTCGCATTCAACCGATCTCCACGGAGGCGGGCGCGGTAGCGGGTGCGAACCCAAACCTCGTACTAACCGACGAGTTGTGGAGCGGGGAGACGGAGGCGGACGAACGGCTCTGGACCGAGTTGACGCCCGTTCACACCCGCGTCAACTCCTCTCGCGTTGTGACCAGCTACGCCGGCTACAAGGGGCGCTCGGTGATCCTGGAACGCCTCTACAAGCACTCCCTCACCTGCGTCCCGGTTCCAGAGCTTGCCCACCTGACGACATTCAGCGACGACGGCGAGCGCATTCCCGTTGCGCGGCACAATCTGGAGGAAGGCTTCTTCTGCGCGTGGGACCACGACGTTCGCGAGCCGATGACCGAGGAGCTACGCCGCTACTACGCCATGCAACGCTCGACGCTGCTCCCGCAGGAGTTCGTCCGCATTCACGAGAACCGTTGGGTATCGTCGCGGGACGGGCTCGACATCGAAGCGTGGGACGAGTGCGTGGACGCGAAGTACGAGTGCCCGCGTGCGAATCGCAACATCGACCTGTTCGTCGGGATCGACGCCGGGTACGCCCGCGATTCGTCCGCCGTCTGTACCGTGTACCGCGATGAAGGCGGGAAGCTCTGCCTTGGGCCGTGCCAGGAGTGGACGCCGATGCGGGGCGAGGTGCTCGACCCGGAGAAGTCGATCGAGCACTACGTGCTGACCGAGCTTCGCCCGCGCTTTCGCATCAAGCTCGTACTGTACGACCGACAGCACATGGTTCGCTCGGCGGTGGAGTTGAAGAAGTACGGCGTGCCGATGGAGGACTTCCCGCAGTCGGACAAGACGACGAAGCTGATGGGCCGGGTGCTCGTGGACGTGCTGCGCTACCGGCGCATCAGGCTCTGGAAGAACGACCAGCTACGGTCGGCGGCGATTCGCACGGCGCTTGACGTGTCCCCGGACGGCGTGAAGCTCCGCAAGGGCGGGCCGAACGCGCGCATCGACTCGGTGGTGGCCCTGTCGATGGCGATTCTCGCCGCCGATCGCGCCCCGTCGTCGAGCGATCTGCGCGGGCAGCTATTCTTCCTGCGTGCCGACGAGAAAGCGCCAAGCGAAGGCGAGACGCCTGCCACGGCGGTCATTAGCGCGTAGCGGGCGGCTCTGGTACAGACAGAAACGACGGCTGAGGGCGCGAAGCCCTGGAGGTGATGCGGATGGAACTGGATGTGGCGACCCAGCAAACGCTTCTCTTGGCGCTGACGACGCTGGTTACGAGCGTCGTCTTGCAGCTCGTGAAGAAGTTCGTGTCGTTCGTGCCAAACAAGTGGCTCCCGGTGATCGCCCCGTTCCTCGGTGCGCTCGGCGCGAGCCTCAGCGAAGTCTCGACCATGACCGGCGTGAACGTGATCGTCGGGGCGCTGGCGGGCTCGGCGGCGGTCGGTTTCAATCAGGTGCCGAAGCAGCTCGCCAAGCCGGAGTGACGGCAGTTGGTCTGGACCCCGCAAGCCGTAGATTTAGAAGCGCGGCGGCAGCTACACGCCGATCGGGAGCGCCTTTGCCCGGACGGCTGGGTATCGCACATCGGCTGCGTGGCTGTTGTGCCCGACGTGCCGTGGCCGGAAGGCTACCCGCGCCACATGCCGCTTCGGGTGCAAGCATACGTGAAGCGATCGGGGGACTTGCGCGAGGTTGGCGAGGCGGACGTGCGGCTATGGGAGCCGAACGTCTACGACGTGCTCGTGCGCTGGCATGCGGACGATAGGTTCTACATGGAGCAACTTTGCTTGGAGGTTGGGCCGGGCGCCGGGCGCGTCTCGGTGGTTCGGGCGCAGGAGATATTTCCCGAGTGCCGGGATCCTGAGCAGTTGCTGGTGGTGGTGGATTGCGGAGGCGTGGAGGCGGGTGGATGAAAAGATACGGCGTGGTTCTACTGGCGGTGCTCGCCTTCCTGCTCGCGGCCTCGGGCGTCCGTGCCGATTACGTGACTGGCGGCGGGTTCGAGTCGTCTGACTTCCCCGGCCTGACCGTGACCGGCTCGTGTGCGCGGTCCACGTCGAACTGCCAGACCGGGCGCGGCTGCTACCGGGCGAACCCCACGGCGGCGGTCTGCACCGTGGCGACGGCTTCGTTCGACGGCGGCGATCACGTCGCCGTGGCGAGCGCGTATCTGACGACGCTCCCGGCGTCCGGTATCACGACCCTGGCAAGCGTGCAGGACGATACACACGTTCTCGGCGCGGCACGGCTGGCGAGCGGCAACTTCGCCCTCTGCTCGAAGGAAGGGACGGACGACTCGTTCCTCGTCTCGCAATGCACGGACAGCGGCACGGCGCTGTCTACGGCGACGCGGTACAGGATCGAGTTCATCTACGACGACTCGGAAGACACGGCGGACGCGAAGCTCTATTCGAGCGGTGGCGTGCTACTCGATACCGTGACCGGCGTTACCGTTTCCTCTTCGGCCACTCCGGCGCTCACCGTGCGGCTCGGGTCGATGACGGCGAAGACGATGGACGTAACGTACGATGACCTGGTGGTCGTTACCGGCACGACCACGCCGGGCTTCGTCCGCGTCGTGGCGCGAGAGCCGACCGGGGACTCGTCCTGCCACTCGACCGTACGCACGGAGTTGGACTCTAACGCGAATCGCTACGCTTCGGTGGACGAGCCGTCCCCGAACGACGGAAACGGGACCTACGTGCGCGGCACCGACGCGGGCACGGAGCGCACCTGCACGTTCACTCATTCGAGCGTGTCGGGTAGCCCGACCATCGCTGACCCGGTGCTGGCGGTGACGACGGTAGCCTACTGCCGGGACGACGACGGAACGAAGGACGTGGAGCTGGTCCTGGCGACCGATGTGGGTACGACGCAGAGCCTCGCGGCAACGTTCGGCATGTTCTACCGGCTGGACGTGACCGATCCGGTGACGGAGACGACGTGGCTAGCGGCCAACGTGGGCCGAGCGATCGGCGCGAAGCTGCCCACGGCGGCGGGAGGTATGTTTGGTCGCTGCACGCAGGTACTGGCCGAGGTGGCGTTCACCGGCCCGGAGCCGACCAACACGCCTACCGTGACTCCGACCTCCACTCCCACAGTTACTCCTACGTCAACGGACACTCCAACCGACACGCCTACGGCGACTGTGACCGACACGCCGACCGATACCCCCACGGTGACGGAAACCCCCACTGACACCCCGACTGCGACTGTGACCGACACGCCGACGGACACTCCGACTTCGACTGAGACTCCGACCGATACGCCAACTTCGACGGAGACTCCGACGGCTACGGTGACGAATACTCCGACCGACACCCCGACCGTGACGGAGACTCCGACTTCTACGCCGACGCTCACGCCGACCAGTGCGTTTACGCCCGCGTCGAAGGCGTTCGCGCAGCAGTATATGTGCGCTGCGCCGCCGTGTCGGTCGAAGGTGATCGCCGCAAAGAACAGCGCCGGAAAGCAGGTGATGTTCGAGCTTCACGGCGGAACGATCACGGCGGAGCTGACGTGCGTGCCGGTCGCGTTCTTCGGAACCGAGGTGGTGATCGACACGTTCACCGGGGACGACGCATCGCCGCTCTTCTACAACTACTGCGATGAGCTGTATATCGACGTGACCGCGTGTTCGGGTTGCACTTACTCGGCGGTCCTGCGTTTGAGCACTGACCAGTGATGAGCGTGGCCGTAGCAGCCGAGCGCCTCGTGGATCCGTACGGGCGTCCGCTCGTGCGGGCGGACAAGGTGTACACCGCCGACGAGATCGAACGGGCGTTCGCCATGCAGTCGCGCCGCGCGGGGCGTGTTACGAAGCCGCTTGAGCAGTCGGCGTGGGTCTACTCGTGCTGGTCGCAGATCGTGTCGCAGTTCGCGCAGATTCCCGACCGCATGTGGACCCGGAGCCAGAGCTACAACGAGGTGCTCCGGCACGATGTGCTCGACTTGATGCAGGAGCCGAACTCCCGCCAGTCGTGGTTCGCGTGGAAAGAGGAGTGGGCGGGCCATCTGGTCGGCGGCGGCAACGTCTGGATCTACAAGGACGGCGTGCAGATGAACGGCCTGCCTCGTCGCTTACTCCTGTTCGGTATCAACAGCGTGCGTCCCGTGCGTATCGGCTACGGCGGCCCGGCGAAAGCGTGGGAAGTGATGAACGCGGCGGGCGAGTGGGACGAAGTGCCGCTACAGCGGATGATTCACACGAAGCTCCCAAACCCGTACGACCCGGCGCTCGGCCTTGCCCCGACCACTTCGCTTCTCCTCTCGCTGAACGCCGACTACGCGCGGCAGGTATACGACGAGGTGTTCTTTCGCCGGAACGCGGCTCCAATCGGTATCTTGCGGAACAAGGACATTCAGCATCTGGACGAGGAGCAGCGGAAGATGCTCCGCGAGGAGTGGGGGCACGTCTACGGCGGGGCGGACAACGCGGGCGGGACGGCGTTTCTCGGCGGCGGGTGGGAGTACCAGGCGCTCTTTCACCAGCACGTACAGGCGCAGTTTGGGGACGTGAGGAAGATCACTCGGTCGGAGATCGGCGCGGCATTCTGGGGCTTCCCGGTGAGCATGATGAACTCGGAGGAGAACGGCGGGCTCGGGAAGGCGGAGCAGGAGGCGTCCCGGCTTCGGTTGGTCGAGAACTGCGTGCTGCCGCACTGTGCTCGGTATGCGGCGGACCTGAACCGATTCCTCGTGCGCCCGTACGATCCGCGCGTGGCGCTGCTCCCGGATACGGACTCCATTCCGGTGCTCATCACGACGCAGTTGAAGGCAAAGTTCGACATCTTGAAGGCGGGGGCCGTGAGCGGCTTCCCCATCAATATCCTGCGGGAGCTACTGGACCTGCCGGTGAACGCCATTCCGGGCGGGGACAGCGGCTATCTGCCGGGCAACTACGTGCCGATCGAGCTACTCGGCGGTACGGAACCTGCGGCTGACGGTGAGGTGGAGGACGAGGATACGGGTGCGGAGGAGTCCGAAGACGACGACGCGGACGCCTCCGCGCCGCAGGCACAGGCGTTTCGCGCCTTGGAGCTACCCGACCCGCTCGTCTTGCGGACGGCGGCGAAGTTCAAGGCGGCTCTCTGGCGGCTACGCACGGCTGCATACCGACGAGAATTGCCGGGCGCGCTCGGCGCGATGCGCGTGGAGTGGGCGAAGACGTTCCTGCCGCTCGTGGCGGCGGCGTACCAGCACGGGTGGGAGGAGCTTCGGCGCGATCGGTTCGGTGGCGGCCCCGTGTGGCTCGACCAGGTAGGCGACCCGGAGGCGGAACTCGTGCGGCTACAGACCGACGTGCGCCAGCTTCGCTTTCGTAGCGACCGCATGGCTCGGGAGTGCGAGCTGCATGCAAAGCGCATCGTGCGTGTGCTCGGGTCGATTGCAGAGGACATGACGCAGATCGCGGAGCAGGAGCGCATCCCGAAGGCGCTCTCCGGGCTACAGAAAGCGTCGCGCCGTGCGGCGCAGCACGTCGTTCGCGCGGCGGTGAACGCGGGGCGGTACGAGGCGGCGCTCACGGCGGAGCCGTGTCTCGTAAGGCACAAGAATTGCCAGTTGGACCATCGTTCTGGTATCTATCCAGGCAGACCGGACGGTTCTGGTCGCCTCGACGTGTGCGGGTGCGCTGTGGATGCACTTGCGGATGGGCGGAGGAGGAGGATTGCGGATGGCACTCATCAAGTTGCGCGAGGCGATCGACGACATCTGCCAGCGGACGGGCAAGAAGCCCGTCTACCAGGCGGTGTATCATTCCCGTGCTGAGAAGGTCGCAGACGCGGAGCAACTGAAGTTCCTCCACGTCCTCGCTACGGCGGGCATCAAGCGGGACGGGTACGAGATCGTCCCGAGCGGCTGGATCACCGAGGACTTCGATCGGAATAACGGGGCCGTCTTCTGGCGGCACTTCGCGTTCGACCCGGAAGACCTGATGGGCAACGGTCGGGCGTGGAAGTCGAAGGCGGCGGTCGCCGGGCAAGACTTGGGTCTGCACCTGCGCGGCGAGACGACCATGCTTCCCGGTGGGGTGAACCCGAAGTCGGACATGGCCGGGAAGATGTACGCGGGTGGGCACCTGACCGGCGTTTCCGTCCGGTGGGACGACGACGGTCCCGACTCGATGGAGGACATCCCGCGCGAGGAACTGGAGAAGGTGCCGGGCATCTCGGCTGGGGCGCTCTACTGGGGCGGTGTGCGGTTCAAGCGGGCGCGGCTCATCGAGTACAGCCTCGTGCCGATGGGCATGGACCAGCAGGCGGTGACGATTCGGAACCTGCTTCGCTCGGCGTCTCCCGAGGTGCGGGCGATGTTCGAGGCGCAGAAGGATGCTCCCGGCCCGGACGGGCGCGAGGTGATGGCGCTCGACGGCCGCCCGCTGCGCGAGATCGACCCGAGGCGTACGGTGGACTTGGGCGCAACGCGAAACGGGGGCGAGGCGGACGCGGACGACGACGACCCGGACGATGCAGGCGACGACTCGACAGGCGACGACGTTCCCCCTGCTGACGACCCGCCTGCGGGCGACCCGCCTACTGAGGGCGCCCCTGCGGGCGAGCCGCCGGTCAACAACGAACCACCTGCCGACGCGTCGTCAAGATCTGTGGATAACTCGCGTGCGGCGATTCCGTTCTCGATTCACGGCAAGGTGCCGAAGGCGGACAAGGGCATGGCGTGGGACGGTGCTGCCGCGCGCCGTGCGCTCGCCAAGTGGGCGTCGAGCGACGGGACGGGGGCGAAGGACAAGATGAACTGGCCGAAGTATCGCCGGGGCTTTCTCTGGTACAACACGGAGTCGCCGGAGAACTTCGGCAGCTACTCGTATCCGCATCACCACGTCATCAACGGGCGGTTCGTTTCCGTCTGGCGCGGCGTGGTTGCGGCGGCGCAGCGGCTACAGCAGGGCAACGTCGGAAGCTCCGAGATGGGTGCGATGCGTCGCCACTTGGAGCAGGAGTACGGCCAATTCGACGAAACGCCGCCGTGGAAGCAGCAGGCGGGTCGGCACTACGAACAGCTTCATGCCATGCTTCGCACCGCCTCCGCCGAGGCGGCGGCACCGCTCCGGGACGCCATCGTGCGGCTCGCCGTGGAGGTCTACGGGGAGGACCGGCTGCCCGAGGCGTGGGAGCCGCGCGAGTTGCCGGCGGGCGGTCGGCAGGCGTGGGAAGCCGTTCGGTCGGTGCTCATTTCGGCCATCGGCGAAGTGGTCGAGGACGCCGAGGACGCCGAGGCGCGTGCGGACCAGATCGTGCATCGGCTGGCGGAGCCGCTTCTGCCGATCGTCGCCGAGCGAACGGAGCAGGATGCGTTCCGGTCGCGGCTCGCCGAGGCGACGGGGATCGACCTTGCGGAGCCCGGCTGGGAGGACGCCGTCGTGCGCCACATCGGCGATCTTCGTGCGGACGCCGAGACGGCAGTGAGGGCGGAAACGACATCGGCGCAGCCGCGTGCGGAGGACTACTCGACGCTTGCGGCGGCGGCGGAAGGATTCGGAGTTGCAGCGAAGGCGCTTCGGGCTGAAAAGCCTCGACGGGGTGCCGGAAAGCCGCTCGATACGGGTGGCACGCTACTCGATAGGATCGGAGGCGAGCCGGGCGCGTAGCCTAGCGGGTTCGCAACGCCAAGGCAGCAAAGAGGGAAACGAAGCGGAAACCAAACGGAAACGAAACCAAGAAACCCCGGCAGTGGGCCGGGGTGAGGGAGAGGAAGATGGCTGCGAATCCAGGACACATCACCAATGGCACTCCTGAGCCGCTGATGCGGATCACGGAGAAGATCGAGCAAGACCTCGCTGCGAACCAGGAGACGGTGGCGGAGCTGAAGAAGCTCCGGGACGAGCTTCCCGACGCGCAGACGTGGGCGCAGATGCAGGCGAAGTTCGAGGTCGTGCAGGAAGACCTGAAGCTGCTCCGCGCCTACGCCGACCAGATCGCGAAGAACCAGCCGGAAGGCGGGCGCATCTGGACGCCGACCGACGGCGGACCGCCGAACCAGAAGTGGCGGGACGATTTCGGGCGCTTCTGCCTGGACATCATCTCGTTCAAGATGGACGGCAAGGCTCGGTTCAACAGCGAGCACTGGCAGCGCGCTCAGGTCGAGGGTACCGACGCCGACGGTGGATACACCGTGCCGCCCGAGCAGGCGGCGAGCATCGCCGCGCTGATGAAGTCGGGCGGACTGGCCCGGCAACTGCTCACCCCGATCGAGATGCGGGGCAAGGAGTGGAGGCAGCCGGCGCTGGACGCGGACCCGACCGTGACGTGGGAGGACGAGTCCACGGCACCGACCGAGACGAAGGCGACGTTCACCCGGCCGGCAATCATCGCCAAGAAGCTCACGGCGATCGACTCCCTTTCGATCGAGGTGGGCGAGGACTCCATCCCGTCGATCGGCAACTTCCTGGTCGATCGGTTTCAGCGGTGCGTCCGTCGCGAGGAGGATCGGGTTGTGTTTGCTGGGGATATCTCCGGTCTCAGCGATCCGTTCAACGGACTGCTCTTCCATGCCAGCGTGCAGGTCTTGACGATGGCGAGCACCATGACCACGTTCGATGACCTGACGCTCGACGACCTCGTGAACGTGACGGACAAGGTGGACGACGACGTGGACGAGATGAACATGCGGTTCATCTTCAGCCGGTCGATCCGAAACCTGATCCGCAACATGAAGGTCGGCAGCGGCGATGCGCGCCAGCTCTGGGAGGAGATGGCTCGCGCTACACCGCCGACCATCCTCGGTACACCGTGGAGCACCACGCCGGTCATGCCCAAGCAGGCGGCTTCGGCTGTTTCGACGGCGTTCATCCTGTACGGCGACTTCCGTACGGGCGCATACTTCGGCACGCGCGGGCCGCTTCGGGTGGACTTCTCGCCGCACGCGGGCGACAGCTTCGCCAAGGGCAACGTGATGATGCGCGTTCTGGAGCGCGTCGGCTACGAGGTGGTTCTCGGCAAGGCAATCGCTCGCATCCGTACGGCGGCTTCGTAAGCCGTAGGCGGGACGGCAAATCGCAAGGCACGGGGCGGCTCCGAGAGGGGTCGCCCCGTCTCACCATTCACGGAGGTCAAGGCGAGATGAGAAAGACCGGACGCAAGCTGGACACGCCTCCCGAGCCGGGGGCGTACGACAGTTCGCTTCTGCCGAACGAAGACCCGAACGACGAGGTGGAGGTAGAAGTGCTACTCGGCCACCGAGTGATCGAGGGGGCGAAGCTCTACGAAGGGAACGGCACCTCCCGTGCGCGATTCGTGACCACGCGCCGCCGTGCGGGCGACCTGGACGTGAAGATCATGCGCGTACTGAAGCGGGTGCGTGCGGGCGATACGCAGGGCGAGAACCGGGCGCTGCCCGCCGACCACGGGTTCGATCGCTCCGTGCCGCTCTAAGCGGAGGGCGCCTTGCCGAAGCCGCAATTTCTACTCGACTACGCGCTTTGCCAGGTGGCGGACGTAAAGGGCGTCATGTCGAGTCGCGGCGTGTCGGTTCCGGCCGGCCAGGTGGAGCTGTTTGAACACCTCATCAACCACTTCACTACCCGCTTCGAGACGATCTGCCGCCGCCTGCTGCGGATCGAGGAGCGTACTGAGTACCACGACGGGGGGCGACCGTTTGTGCGGATAGACGCGCCGCCTGTGATCGAGGGGGACGATCCGCTCGCGCCGCCGATTCGCGTCTGGGAGGACTCCGGGCGCACGTTCGCGGACGGGAGCGAGCTGGCGATCTGGGACGACTTCACGCTCGGGCGGGGCAAGAACGCGGCGAGCGTGCGGCTCCGGGGCGGCGTCTTTACGTGCGAGCCGCGTGCGGTGAAGGTCGTCTACACGGGCGGGCTCGTGACGCCCGCCTCCGACGACGACCCGGACTACCTGCCGCCCGTTGTGCCGTGGGACCTGTCGAACGCCTGCGCCATGCAGGTAGCGGCGTGGATCGAGCGGAAGGCGGAGCTGAATCTATCGGCGGTAGCGCAGCCGGGGCAGGGCAGCGTGCAGTTGATGGACGACCCGACGAAGCTCCTGCTGGAAGTGCGCCGTACGCTCGGCGACTACACGATTACGACGGTGTGACGCGATGCCTTGGACGGTACGGCTGAAGCCAACGTCCACGTTCTCGGCGGACGTTTCGGCGGGGATGCGAGAGGCGTTCGACAAGATGGAGGAGATCGTTCGTACCCGCGCGGCGGAGGCTGCGCGCCGGGTGCGTGACAACGTGTCGGACCTAACGACGACCCCGACTACGACGCGGATACGCAGCGGCGATGCGGTCGCGGCAATGGGCCACGAGGTAACGCGGAACAGCGACTTTGACGTGACGGCCGAGGTGGGTTCGATCTACGCGCCATCGCCAAGCAAGGTTGAGCAGTACCTGAACGTCCACGAGTATGGCCAGTACGTCTACCCGAAGGTTGCGGACAAGCTCGCCATTCCCCCGGCGGACAATTGGGACCATCGGGTGCGCGATGCGCTCGGGGCGCAGATTGCGACGGCCAAGGAGATATACGCCGCGCCGCGCAACTACGGGTTCAGCGGACTCGTTTTTACGGAAGAGGAGATTTTCGGGGCAGACATAGCGACCGGGGCGCTGGAATTTCTGTTTCATCGTCGCGATTGGGCATACATCCCGCCGCGTCAGCCGGTAGCGCGGGAGTTGCCCGCGATGGAGGCGGCGGTAGCGAAAGACCTGAACGCTCTGGTGGTGGATTGAAATGCGCCGCCTGACGGTGTTCGAGCGGTCGATTCGCACGGTCATCGCGGCGCTTTCGATGGTGAAGAAAGAGAACGGCTACAACCACGACGTGAACGAGGTGATCCGGTACGGGGGCAAGCGGCGCACGGTGGGCTCCGGGACGACCGAGGTCTGGCTCGTAACGGGCCGATCGGTGCCGGTGAGCGATCGGCCGAAGAGCACGCACAACGTGATGGACGAGCAGGTGCCGTTTTCGATCGGCGTGTTCTCCCCGTGCCTTGACCAGAACGACTACGAGGCGACGGCGACGCTACTGATCGGCGACGTGCAGTACGCGCTCGGCGCGATACCCGGCGTGACGGACGACCCGGACATGCCGAAGCGGGTGGCGCTCGTGGATCCGCTGGCTCCGGCGAGCCCGGTACGGGAAGTGCTGATGCGCTACCAGCAAGCGGATATCATGCAGTCCCTGCTTGCGGGCGAGGCGGCGGTACGGCTGGACTATCAGATGCAGTTCCGGCGCAAGCGGGACAACCCGTTCCTCTGGGACGACCAAGACGAGTACGCCTGGGTGGAAGCGTAGATGGGACGCCCGCTACTGAGTGCGCTGTCGCTGGTCGAAGTGGGACGTGAGGAGGTCTACGGCGAGCCTCCCGAGACGTACCTCAAGTTTCCGCTGCTCGGGGACGTTCCGGTCATCGCACAGGAGTACGAGTTTTTCGACCGGGCGTTCGCCAACGCGCGGGGCGGGACCGACCGCTCTCGGGCGGTCAAGACGCAGGTGAACTTGCCCGAGTTGCTGGCGCACCTGGACGGAGCCACGGGGGCGTGGATGTACGCGCTGGAGGCGGGCGGCTGGAAAAGGCGGGACGACCTATCGTCGGGCACGCGGGACGTGTGGCGTATCTGCCAGCAGGCGAACGGGAGCGTGTCGGCGCGAGTGAACGTGGGCGGGATGCTTCGGACGGTCCACGGGTGCCGTGGGAACGCGGAGATACGGGCGGCGGCTCCGTTCGCGCCGATCGAGATGAGCGCCACGCTGACCGGGCTTCCGGCTGACGAGGCCGACTTCGAGGCGGTGGGCGAGGATACAACCCTGATTGGGGAGCCGCTTCGGTTCTGCGGGGCGAACTTCGTGTTCGACCCGGAGGACGGCCCGGAGATCGTGCCGGTGGTGAAGTCGTTTCGCGTCGCTAGCGGGCGAACGATGTTTGCCAAGCGCGGGGCGAAGGTGGGCCGGTCGGTGACGGCGATTCGGTCGTCCGGGCGGGTCCCGACTTGGGAGTGCGTGATCGAGCAGGACGAGTCGCGGGACTGGCACGAGATCGCCAAGCTCGGGACGCGGTTCGCTCTGTCGATGGAGATGGAGTCGGGGGGCTATTCGCTCGGCCTATCTACGCCAGCGGGGCGCACAGCCTATGTGGCGCAAGCGCCGCGCGACGTGGACGCGGATAGCCTGTTAGGCGTGCAACTGGTATTTGGTTTATCGGGCAGATTCGACGACGAGCTGGAGCTGGTGAGGTCCGGCTAGGTGAGGATGAGGAGGAGTGGAAGATGGCTTTGTCGTATGCCGAGAGAACGGTCATCGAGATGGGCGTTGCGTCGAAGGATTCGCTCGACGAGCCCGTGGCGAGGACGGCTGGGCTCCACCAGATCGCGGTGGACAACGTGTTCGAGGGGCCTGCGCTACAGGCGGAGGTGCAGCCGCGAAACCGCTCGACCGGGCTTCTCTCGGCAGCGTTTGCGGCCATCGGCTCGGTCTGGCGGCAGTTGACCGGGGAGATCCTGCTCTACGGGTCGGGCATCGCGCAGCAGCCGCCGACGTGGTGGGAGTTGCAGCGCGCGTGCGGCTTCATCGAGTATCGCAGCTCGACCATCCCTGCCCCGACGACTACCGGGGCGCTGTTCGCCGCCGCCGCGTCGGGAGCGGACGGGGCCATTCCGGCGGGGAGCTACGAGTACAGCTTCTCCATGATGTACGAAGACGACGGTTCTACCCCGGCGACCACGGCATCTGCGTGCGCGTTCGAGTCGCAGGTAAACGAAGGCGAGGCGGTGCTGGTCACGGTATCGGCAACGAACCACGTCTCCATCACGAACCTGCCCTCGACCGGCATCAAACGGGTCTACCGCCGCCTTGCCACGCAGGCCGTTTGGCGGCTCGTTGCCGAGGTGGCGAGTGGCACGACCGCGTACACGGACATCTTGGCGGACACGGCCATCGGCATCACCCCCGGCCCGACGCCGGGGCACGAGATCCAGTTCGATTCGACCATTGCTGCAACGGCGGCAGCTACGTTCTCCGCGACCCCAGCCACTGGCGGCGATCTGCCCGACGCGACGTGGGAGTACACGTACGCCATGCTGTACGAGGCGGACGGCACGACGCTCGCCGCTACGGGCGCGGACGTGGTGCTGGAAGGCAGCAAAGGCAACACGGATACGGCGATCACCGCGACCACCGACAACACGGTGGACCTCGCCAACCTGCCGACGACCGGGCGAAAGCGCATCTACCGGCGCGTCAGCGGCACGACCCGCTGGTTCCTCGTTGCTGAGCTGGACGCGGCAAGCGATACGTGGAGCGACGTTGGGGACGCGGACGAGCTGTCGAAGCTCGGCACGCGGCTGATCGAAGTGGAGAGCGGCACGAACGGGGCCATCAGCGGGGCGCTGAACGAATCGCATCTACTCCCGGCGCACGACTACGAGGATTTCGACGCACTCACCATCCAGACGTACATCGACATCTTCCAGAAGCCGATGCACGGGACGCGCGGCACGATCGACTGGAACGCCGACGAGGGGCAGAACTTCATCGGCCGGTTCACGCACCTCGGCGTCTACGCGGCCAACACGGCGACGGACAACCCGGACCCGATTACCGACGCGGGCGTGCCGCCGCAATTCTGCGATGCCGAGTTCATCATCAAGCCCTCGGACGGCGCCGCCCGGTCGCCCGTTGTGAAGTCGTGGGGCATCATCACCGGGCGAACCCCCGGCCGGCGCGGCGACGGCAACGCGCCGTGCGCCAACGCGGGGCTCCGCGAGTTTATGATCGGCACGCGCCCCGACCCGCGCTGGACGTGCGTGATCGAAGAAAACAAAACGCTGGATTGGGATTGGGAAGCTGAGTTCCGATCGGCGAAGAAGTACGCGCTCCGCATCAAGGCGGGCACGGCGGCGCGAGAGCGGGTGCTGTTCAGCAACTACCCGTGCGGCTCCCCGAGCGCGTACGTCGCGCCTGAAATCTACATGGCGCAGTTGATCGAAGCGCCAGTGGCGGGGCCGACTGGCCCGGACGGCGTGCGCACGGTGTCGCTGAACTTCCTTCTGACCGGCAAAAATTGGCTCCGCATGCAGCACGCGGCGGCGGTGGCTCCGTAAGGCGATGCCCGAGCCAACGACGTCGGGACCGGCGGTAGACAAGCCGCCGGTCCTCACAATTCACAGTCGCGGCATGGCCGGTACGGCAGTTAGTGCCGCCGCTGTGTTGGTCTGCGTCGAGATGTTGAGCTACCTCGTGCCCGTGGTTTGGCAGACGACGATTACGCCGATAAGGATTGCAGTAATACTCTGCCTGGTGGTTGCCGGCGTGTCGTTCGAGAGGGGCGAATGGTCAGCTTCTCCGGGTGCAAACTTCGTAGCGACGCTCATGGCCGCAAGCGCGCTTTTTGCTGCCGCGTTTGGCGGAAACGCGAGTTTCAACAAGCTACGCGCCGAGGCTCCGAAGATCGAGCGTGCGGTGGAAAACATCGGCTCAGCGATCTTGCCGAGTGCGTCCTTCGCGCAGCAGCAGGAGGAGCCTACGCCGCGTCGGCCTGGTGATCCTTGGTTGAGCGAGCCATTCTCGAAGCCGTGGCTCCCGTGATCGGGCGCGTCGGCGGCTCGCGCCGGGGTTGACCTCCCATCGTCGCGGGCCTTCCCCCTACCCGACGCGCCCGGTGCTACTTCTGCCGTCGGCACGCCGCACCGCAGTAGAGAGGCGGGCGGCGGTACTTGCTGAGAAACAGCCGGTCGCACGCGCCGCAGCGCGTTACGCGGTCGAGTACACGGTCTCCGCTGCCCGTCTCGGTGAGAAGCGCCATGACCAGTACGGCGGCGGGCATTTGCCCCCCGTGGCTGCACGCGGGAACGAGGACGGACGGCCCGGTGCGCTCTGGGCGCGTGGTGCGCCCTGCCGTGCGTAGCGGTTGGCTGAACACGACGGCCCCGAGCCGCTGGCGGTTCAGCATGGCCTCGGCGAGCGAGGAGCTTCGAGCGGCGAGCGAGAGAAGCCGGTCGGCGTCAGCGCGTACGCCTTCTTCGGTCCAGCCTGGGCGGAGGTCTATCGACTCGACCATGAGGCGCGGCACGCCCCGCTCGTCGTATAGCGGCCCGAGGCGTAGCACGCGGGAGAGCGGTAGGCGATCCTCGGCGAAGGCGATCAGGCGGCCTACGGCCAGCTCGGCGGTTTTACGCATCGGCGGGCAGATGTTGGGTCGAAAACGCGAACATTTGTTTTGCCTCTGTCTAGCACGATCGGGGCTCTGGTAGAACCGTCGCAGGAGGTCACGAGCCATGTCGATTCTTTCCCGACTCAGAGAAGCGAAAGTGAACCCGCGCAACGTGGGCACGCGGTGGTTCACGGTGCTCGAACGCGAGTTCGACTTGCCCGCGTTCGAGGTGGAGATCCAGTTCTTCTCCCAGGACGACTACGATCGGTCGGTCGCCGGGTACAAGAAGAATCTGCTGAACCTGCCCGAGATGAACGCCTCGCAGCGAGCGGAGTACCGAAAGAAGAACATGCCCCGGTTCATCAACAACTGGCGCGGGCTCGTCTGGGGAAACATGGAACGACTCAGCGAGGACAGCTTCCTCGCCCGTGAGGAGATGGCGCGGCACGAGCGGCTGGAGGAGATTCCGTTCGGCGGCGAGGAGCTGGTGGACCTGGCGTGGCTCATCAACAACCAGTTCTTCAACCGCATGCTGGACGCGGCGATGGACCAGGACGCCTGGATCGCCGAGCGGCGGCTTCAGCTCCCGGAGGCGGAGGAAAAAAAAGACTCGAACTCTACGCCCGCCTAGCCACGGCGCGCGGAACGCCGAAGCAGTGTACGTGCCCGCACCTGCCTCGGGGATTCGATCTGGAAGCGGGCGAGGGGATGTCGCCGGCAGAATGGCAGAAGGCCGTACCCGCGAACTGGAACCGCGAGAACTGCCGGTGTTGCGTTCACCAGCGGCGGTTGGCGAACTGGAAGCGGGCGGAGTGGTGCAAGCCGTACTGCGTCTACGCGCACTTCCCGGAGGAGACGCAGCTCGTGTGGGAGCTGACGCAGCGGTGCCTCGTCATGGTGCCGATCGTCGTGCCTGCGGGCATGGGCGCGGCTACGCAGATCGAGTGGCAGGTGTCTTCGGACGAGTTCCGGTTGCAGATGCAGATGGGGCAGATTCCCGTGCGGCATTGGGAGGGGCTTCGTGAGCAGGTAGCGAGTTTCCTGTCGTTGTGGTCAAAGTACAAGGACGGCAAGACGCCGTTCGGCCCGCAGGAGATGGCGCTCTTGCGGACGCTGAGCGTGCTCGGCGAGGCGGCGAAGGTGGAGATGGCGGTGGCGGAGTAGGACGGCGATGCCGAAAGTAATTTTCGATGTCGCTTTGCGAGGCGACGACGCTCAGATCAAGGGCGAAGCCGCGCGCATTGCCCGCGAAGTCGCCAACATCATCGGCGCGTCTGCGCAACTGAAGGGCAACAAGCTAGAGATCAAGGGCCTCGACCGGCTGGCGAACCTCGACCCGCAGCGGCTCCGGGCGGTAGCCAACTCGACGCGGGCCATTGCGGTGAGCTTCCGCGAGACGGCGCGGTTCGCCGTGGCGGCGGAACAGGCGATCAACCGGGCCACCGTCTCGCTTCAGGCGTACGTTGCGGCGGGCAAGTCGGCTTCTAGTATTGCCCAGAAGCTGTCGCCGCAACCTGCCTCTTCTCGCGGGCGAATTAGCGCAGAGAGCCGTGCGCGGCTGCAAACCCTATTCGGCCTGACCGACGCGGAGATCGACGCGGAGTTGAAGAACTTCCAGGCGAATATAGCGAAGAAGAGCGGGTTGGAGCGCGAGTTCGAGCGGTCACTCAGGCAGAGCACGGCGGCTCGCGCCCGGCTGGCGCAGCAGCAGAACGCGGCGGTCAATGCGGCGCAGGTCGCGGCACTCCGCGAGGACCGCATCTTTGAGGCGCGTCGTCGGCGTGTGCAGGCGGCGGCTCGTGGTGGCGGCTTCGCGTTAGGCTTCGGTGCCGGCATCTCTCCCGAGGCGCTGGCGCTTGGCCGGTTCGGTGCGCGGCGTGCGGAGCGCGGCTTCGGGGCGAGCTTCGCCGAGGTGGAGGAGGGTGCGAAGCGGGCCGGATTGAGCGTTGCGGACTTCGCCAAGAAGAAGGGCGTTGCGCTCACCATCGAGGAGAAGAACGCGCAGGCGCTGAAGCGGAACGCTACGCAGATGCTCGGGTTCGGGCGTGCGGCGTCTCAGGCATCAACGCCCCTTACGCACGTCGTGCGAGTGCTGCGGAGCTTGACGATCGCGTTCCTCGGATTCCAGGGCTTGCGGCTAGTGCAAGACCTCGTGCGGTCGTTCTTTGAGTTCCAGGTGACGCTGGAGAACGTGCGACTCGGAGTGGCGGAGGTGTTCCTCATTCAGAACCGCTTCGTCAGTCGATTGAGCGGACAGGTACTGCCGATCGCGCAACAGATTCAGTCGGCGTTCACACTGGCGACCATTGCAACCGAGCGGCTTGTCCAGCGCGCCGCCGATGTGGGTATTCCGCTGAACGACGTAATCCAGGCGTTCCAGGTCATCTCGGGCGTGGCCGCGAACGCGAACGTCAGCTTCGACGACCAGCTCGACATCCTGAGCGGCATCGCCGTCGTGGCGCAGCGGCTGAACATCCCGTTCGGGCAACTCATCAAGTCGGTGGACAACCTGTTTACCGGCCTTCAGGTGCAGCGGACGCAGATCGGCATCATCCTCGGGTTGACCGAGCGCATCGTGAAGCAGGAGCGGGAGCGGGGCACCCTCGGCGAGTTCTACAAGGAACGTCTCGAAGGCGTGCAGGCGGTTCTTGAACGAGAGAACCTGAAGACGTGGCGCGGTATTTTAGAGGCGGTGAAGGCGGTCACGCTGCAAATCAGCCGCACGGCGCTGGCCCCGGCGTTCGATCGGCTGAAGCAGGTGCTAGGCGACATACGCGAGCGGCTTGTTGGGATGCGGGACAACGCGGAGGTAACGGAGCGGCTTGCGATCGGCTTTCGGGTATTGACGAATCAGATCGTTGCGGCCACGCAGGCGCTCGGGCAGTTCCTGGCCTCTGGCTCGCGCCTCGCCGCCGTCGTTGGTGCATTTGCGGGTTTCCGGGCGTTGGCGGGTAGGTTCCCCGGTGCGGGCGGCGTAGGTGCGCTTGGCGGCGCTGGCGTTGGCGCGGTGGGCGGATTAGGCGCGGCATTGACGCTGCCGTTTGCGATACGCGGCGGCTTGGCGGCGGCGCGCGGAGCGGCTGGGGTAAGTCAGGCACTACCGGCGATCCGTTCAGCGACGAGTGCGGCAGGGGTGCTCGGGGCGCTTGGGCTTTCGATTTCCGCGCCTACGGCGGCTGTCGCGGCGGTGGGTGTGGCGACGACGCTCGTCATTTCGTTCCTCATCTCCAAGGCGATCGACTCGTTCATCGGCAGCGTGGAGGATGCGACGGCGGTTGCGGAGCAGCAGATTCGGCAGCGGGACGCCGACATCGACCGGGCAGCCCGACAATCTGCCGAGGCGTTGGCGCTGACGCTGACCCCCGGCGCTACGATCGAGTCCGCTGGGCGCGGGCTTCAGGAAGCCGCACGGCGCGGGCTGATTCCGGGCGCTGGCATCTTGCAGCAGCCGTCGTTTCGTCGCCTTCCGGGCGGTGCGGTGCGATTCTCTCAGGTCGAGCCGCCTGGCCCATCCCCGGTTGCCACCGAGGCGACCATTCGCGGGCTGATTGCGGATCAGGAAGCGATCTTAACCAAGGGAAAGTTGAGCGCCGAAGAGAGGCAGGCAACGCTTCAGAACATCGTCAATTTGCACAACCGGCTCGTGGTTGTCTCGCAGCGCGAGGTGGCGTTCGCCGACGATTTGACGAAGGAGCTGGAGCAGCAGGGCAAGATCGCCGACCTTCGCCGTCGCGCCCAAATCGCCATCCTCGAAGCGACCGGCTCCGAGTTGGAAGGTCGCCAGCGGCTGCTCGAAGTGGATCAGCGTCGCCTGGAGGCGCAGGATGCACTGGCGAAGGCGGTTCTGGCCGAAGCGGAGGCGCGGCGCGAGTTGGAGCTGGCGCGTGGCCCGGAGCGGCGCATCAGCGGCCTACGCGGGCAGCTTGGGCAGTTAGAGTCGCTAACCGAGCGGCTTTCCGCCGCCGAGGACTTGGCGCGTGCGCGAGGCGCAGGCGGGCGCGAGTTCGACATCGCACGAGCAGGGGCTCGTGGCGGCTTGGAAGTGCAGCGGGCGCGGTTGCAGGCGGACATCGCACGGGAGGAGCGGGCGATTGCCGAGTCGCGCGTGCAGGGGGCAGATGCTGCGCTTGCGACGGAGCGGGAGATCGCCGGAAACATCGAGAACCGGCTTCGTGTTGAGCGGGAGATCCTGAACCTGCGTATTCAGCAGGAGGAGCTGCGGGCGCGGGTGGCGGGCGAGGCGGCGGCAGCAGAGCGAGAGATTCTAACCTTCATTGACGCACAGATTCAACTTCGCTCCACGACCCTTGCGCTTGCGGAGGCGGACTCAGAAGCGGCGCAGAAGGCGCAAGAGGAGCTGTCGAAGCTGCAAATTCAGCGGCTGGAGGCGAACGTCGCGTTCATCCGGGCGCGCGGCGAGGCGTCGGGAGCGCGGCTCGGCGCGGAGGCGGCTCGGCGCGGTGCAGATGTGTTCGACCTCGAAGCGGACACGCGGCGTGCGGAAGGCCGGACGGGGCTTGCGCGGGCGGAAACGGAGCTGGAACGGGCGCGGAACGCGGGCGCGGAGGCGGGCGAGAACCAGTTGCGCATGGAGGAGGCCATCTACACGGCGCAGCAGCGGTCGCGGGCGTCGGTGGAGGAGTTGACGAACGCCTATATCGACCTTGGCGCGGAGATCAAGTCGGCGCTGGTGGACCTGCCGTTCGAGGGCACGTCGGCGCTGAAGAACGCCTCGCAGCGCATCGGGCGGCAGCTCTTCGAGGGGTTGGTCCAGGAGAAGCTGAAGTTCGACCTGCGAATCAACAAGAACTTCCTGCAAACCATCCCCGACGTTGCGAAGCGCGGAGGCGACCTTGCGGGAGCGAACTTTGCGTCAGGTATTGATGCCGTTGGCTCTACGAGTATAGATACCTTCGGGTCTAGGTTCTCTGGCCCCGGCTCCGCGCAGTTCGTCAATACGTCCAACTTGGGTGGAGGTATTGTACTTCTTGGGGGGGCTAACCCACCGACGAGTCGGGACGTATTCGGCACCGGGTTTTCTGGTCCCGGCTCCGCTGAGTTTGCGGCTACGCTTGGGACGAATGTCGGAAGACAGGCGCGAGCCGCGTTGCTCAACGATGTGGCTCGTGCCACGGGTGCAGCAATCGCTGGCGCAACGATCGGTACTTCCCTCTCGTCTGCGCTGATAAGCAGCGAAGCGCGATCGCAGCAGGGGGCTCAGATTGGTGGTGCGGTCGGTGGCGCTGCGGGTGGCCTTGCCGCTGGGGCGGCGTTTGGCTCAGCGGCAGGTCCGATTGGGGCGCTTGTTGGGGCGTTAATCGGCAGCTTGGTTGGCGGGGCACTAGGGAAGGAGAAGCCGCAAAGCTTGGCCGACACTATCGGCGACGATCTTGGAAAGATTCTCGTTCGGGCGGGTATTCCGCGCCAGCAACGTCCAGAGTTCGGCAGTATTGGTCCCGAGGTTTCGAGGTTCTCGCGCCCGGCGACGTTACAGGAACTCGCGCAATTCTCCCGCTTCGGGTTCGGTACCACGGAAGTATTAGCCACTCACCTGACCGAGCTTTTCGACGTAACCCGCTTGGCCGAAGACGAGCTAGATAGGCTTGCGGTTCTCTCTGGGGGCAATATCGGCAACCGCGCTCACGCGCGGGAGTTCGGCCCATCAACCCAAGCAAACATAGACCGGCTTCAGGCGGAAGGTTTCACCTTGAGGCAGAATATCCAGTCTGGTCGCCTCGTGACGGGAACCTTTCCGATAGACCCGGCGGTGAGTAGGCTTCGCTTGAGCGAGAATCTGGCTATCTCCACGATCCTCTTCGGCGACAAGGGACAGAAGGAGGTCCTGGCGGCGACGAACCAGCTCACGAACAATCTGCTCGCCCTTGAAGTCACCGAGGAACGTGCACTGAGCCTGACTCGACAGCTAGCGAAGAGCATCGGCGTAGACCTGGTCGATGGCCTGTTCAAGATCCAGGCGCTTTTCTTCAGTGAGCTATCTGCGGGCAAGGCGGGCGTTCCTGAGCTACTTGCCGGTACGCAGGCATCCGTGAGCGGCTTACTGAAGGTGCTGGAGGAGATTCCGCCCGCTGTGGATACGGTACGTATTTCGCTCGGCACGATCGATGAGACGGGCATCGACATCGAGCGTATCCAGCGTCGTGTTGAGAGCGTGACCGCTGTCGTCACCGAGGGCATCCCCGCCGCGCTCCGCGAAGCCATCGAGAGCCACAACATTGCGAACGTCGGCCAGTCCCTCGCCGAGACGATGGCGAAGGCGTTCGAGGACCGCTTGCTGGAGCGACTTCTTCAGAACGCGGTGATCGGCAAGGCTCTCACCGGGGCGACGGTGGAGTTCGAGCAAGCCGCCGAGGCGCTGGAGCGAGGCGACGTGGCCGGCTTCCGGCGGCACGCGGCGCTCGGACAGCAGCGGTTCTTCGAGGGGGTGAACGTGGTGCAGCAGGCGGCGGCGTTCCTTGCGCCGAACGTGGCGGCGGTGCAGGCGAGCCTCGGGCTGCCGAACACGGGCGGCGTGGCGTTCGGCACGGTGCCGGGGTTCAGCGTAACGCCTGCCCCGGCGTTCCTGTCCGACCAGTCGCGCCCGGACGCGACGGACGGCGAGCCGGCGATCGAGACGACCAGCGAGGCGGTAACGGCGGGGGACCGGGAGATCGTGCGAGCGATCAGCGGGCTCGCCGAGAGGCCGATCAACGTGAACGTGAGCATCGACGGGACGCAGGTAACGCGCTCGCAGCAGCGGGCGCAGCGGCGCAGCGCGGCGGGCAACGGTACGGTCGTGCCGAACGCGAACGCGGGGCTCTGATGGCGGCACCAAAGGGAACGATCGGCCAGGAGATCTATCTCTTCCCGACGCTCCGGGTCGCGCCTCCGTCTGGCGATCAGGGGAACGGGCAGCCGTACGTTACGGAGCAGGCGGGCCTAGAGCCGGGGGTGCCCGAGCCGCTTTCGGGGAATGTGAGCGACGCGACGCTCGGGCTCAGCGGGTCGCTTACGGACGCCTCGGCGGGCAGCCTGCCGGTGACGGTGGAGGTTGTGTCGGTTGCGCCTCCGGCGG